ACTTGGAGAAAAAGACCCAAGACACCTCTGGCCCTACATCCGAGAGCATATCTACACAATACAACCTGCTAGAGTCTTCCTCGAAAATGTCGAAGGACACATCTCGATGGGACTCTCCAGCGTCATCAGCGACTTGGAAGAAGATGGTTATCGATCAACGTGGGGAATATTCTCAGCGCGTGAAGTTGGGGCTCCTCACCAAAGAAAGCGAGTCTATATCTTGGCCGACCGTGAGGGTCAGTTCATCGAATGGGGCAAGTCAGAAAGAGCTAGCGCAGGGCAACCCGAAAAGGAGGCTGGAGACAGAGGTTCTGTTGTGGCCGACTCCATCAGCTTGCGACACCGATGGGGGAATAGCGATGGATGTGAAGAGAAACGGCAAAAGGTTTTATCGGGAGAACAAGGACGGAGTGAAGTGGGGAGTGAAGTTGAGGGACGCAGTAAATGCGGAGGAGATATGGGCTACTCCAAACACGATGGATCACTTGCCACAACGGAGCGAGGAAGCACTGAGGAGGCAAGCACAGACAACAAGGAAGGGCAGGCTGAACCCGGAGTGGGTCGAGTGGTTGATGGGTGTGCCGATAGGGTTGACAGAATTAGGCTCTTGGGGAACGGAGTAGTGCCACAAACAGCAGCAAAAGCGTGGGCCGAATTAAGTAATAGAATGAGGTGAGTAATGGGGACTAAAGGTATAGACCAACGGCCTTATGACCGTGATAAATTTAACAGTGAATTTGATCGTATTTTTGGTAAAAAAGGAGAGAAAGATGAAAGTAGCAACGCAATGCGAGAGAGTGAAAGACTATCTGGAGAGTGGGAAAAAGCTTACCCGAAAGATAGCGTATCTGGAGCTCGGGATAATGAATCCGACAGCAAGGATAGCTGAGTTAAGATCAGGTGGCTTGCCCATCAAAACAAAGGATAAAATTGTATTTAATCGCTGGGAAAAGAAATGCCGGGTAGCAGAATGGTATTTACCAGAAGACGATAGTTAGGCATCACTCCTTTGCGCTGCCGCTGGTCAGCGTAAGCCTAGCTACCAGCACTTATTTTAACTACTTGAGGAATAAAAAATGGAACAGTATGACAACACTAATAAAGGCGTTTTGTTTAAAGAGCAAGGCGAGAAAGCAGAAGATTGGCACGATGATTATAAAGGCACGATTGATATTGAAGGTGTCGAGTATTGGATCGGTGCAGCAGTCCGTAAGTCAAAGGCTGGCACCGCTTATATGAAGCTGAATGTCAGGAAGAAAGAGAGCAAAGCACCTGAGATTATTCAAGGTATGACTCAAAAACAGGCTGAGCCAGCACCAAGCTTTGAAGATGACATCCCATTCTAGGAGGCAGTTATGGTTACTGCTCACGGAAAAACCGACTCTCACGGTAATACAAATACCTTAGAGTCATTAGGGTTAAAAGGTAGATACGACCGGGGTTCTGCTATAGAGGTAGAGCCTTGGCGCAACAAAACCTCTACCTATAACCGACCAGAAGGTGCTTGGAGAATGTCAGAGGTACGGGATAATCCAAGGGGAATTCATCGGCTAGACGCATTCGGAACTTTAGCAATGTTAGCTATTAGGGAGGGTGTTAATGAGGATGAGTGGGTTATATTAGCTGATAACCCGAAGAGCCGTTGTTATGACTTAATCACCAAAAAAGTTACCTACCGTAAGATAAAAAATCTAATCTACAAAAAGAAAACAGAGAAAAAGGTCAAGAAATAATGGCGACCGAGTTCATCATAAACCCTAGCAATCAGGATAGTGTTGATACATTCGTCACCTATCTTGATGGTGCTATACAAGAGGGGAAGCTTCTTAAAGTCATTGTAAAATCAGTGTCTGAAAGGAGTCTTCCCCAGAGTGCCTTATTGCATATTTGGTTTAGAGAATACGCTGGAATGCGTCTAAATAAAAAGACAAAGCAAGTTATTGATGAAGATATAGAGGCAATCAAGCTGCTGGCTAAGCAGGGCTGCTATCAGGATATGAAGTGGGATTGGCTATGTCAAAGAGTTACAAATATTGATACAGGGGTATCTGCGTTCGTCTTAAAGTCTACCAGTAAGTATGACCGGGGCGAAATGTTTATGTTTATGGAATGGTTTCAAGCCTTCGCGGCACAAAAAGGCTTGATATTAGAGGCTATGGGCGAGTATGAGAGGCTAAAAGATGAAACCAACCAATAGAGTAAGGTGCGAAAGTTATAAAGACATAAGCGATGTAAGGTTTTTGCTTTATATGGCGTATACCTGCGATAGTGAGACAGAAAAGAAAAAGCTTTTAGAGAAAGCGTTAATTGAAATAGATAAGTACATTTACACTGACTATGCTGAATACCGTGCGTGAACCCAAAGTAAGCCGGACTGAAGCCGAGCGATTTATAGAGACTATATTAGACCTTCTTGATCTATCGGATGAAGAGCTGGACTATATGGATATAACAACAGATAGGGAGTTTTATGAGCGATACAAAGTACGCTAGGCACTATAAGCCAGACCCTAATGAAGATAGAATAATTTCTTATATCTGCCGGGCTTGGAACTGTGAAGCAAAGAAGATACCGATGCATTATGTGTTGGACTTCGCAATGCTGCGTAAAGGCAAGATAGTAGGATTCGTAGAAGTAAAGAAGCGATTCAACCCAGTCAATAAGTACCCAACATCGATAATCCCGTTCAATAAGATCATAAAAGCTAATGAGCTCTACGCACTAGGCTATCAGTCAATCTTTTTGGTTGAGTGGGATGACAGTATTGGATGGGTTGATTTGCAGCAGGAACCAATAAAGGTCACTGTAGAAGGTCGGACTGATCGAGGAAGACCCGATGACATCCAACCTATGGCTCACTACAGCATAGAACAATTTACCTTTATGGATTTCCAGCCAGTTGATTAGCAACCTCTACAGCGCGATTACCAACGTCCTTAGCCCACTTAGAGTCGAGGGCTTCAGCACCTGCGAGCTGGAACTCTCCGGCTTCAATGTAGGATATGGTTTTTTTGAACTGCTTAAATCGAGTCAGGCCAAGATTAAACACCATATTAATCACTGCTTCTTTTCGGAGCTCATCGAGGTCTTTAAACCAAGAGAATGCCCCGTAGCACTCACCAGCGACTCTGGCTATATCGTTAGCAAGCAGTTGCATCGCTTCAGCTTCGGTTATCCCGACCTCTTCGACATTTCTTCCAACGCCCAGCGTGGTCTTCCCAGCTGTACACTTGTAGGTGGTCAATACCATTCCTTCGTGGCGCACAAGCTGCTCTTTTAGTCTTTCTAAATCTATCAAGAAAAAAGCTCCCAAAAATTACGTTTAATCAGATTTGTGACTAGCACCAAAATAAAAAGCACTTATGCCTGAAACAAGTCCACCGAGATACCCCAAGACAAGAGAAACAATAGTATCGCTATTAGCGTCAGGGGGCTGAACAGTAACGAGAAAGATATACCCAATGAAGCCAAAAAGACTAACCAATCCAAATACTCTTGGTGTCCAATCTCCTTTATGAGCTCTTCTAGCATCCTGAACATCGGCAGTCTCCAAAGCAAAAATATCAACTTCCATCTCTGCAAGTTTAGCTTCAAATTCTAATTCTGCTTTTTTTATTTCAAGTAATTGCTCAGGAGATGCTGTCTGCATTGCAGTAGAAATAGATTTAACATCGTTTTTGCAGCCCAGAACAGCACTAATTGCTTGTGCAGCAGTTCCCCCTAAAGGGCCGCCTAAAGCCGTGCCTAGTGTGGGTGCAACAGCACCAATAACGCTTTTTATAGCATCAAAATTCATTTCTTACCCTTCTTGGGTGCTTTTTTCTTTGCTTTTTTAGGCGGTCTGCCCATTTTTGAACCGTATGTACCTTTACCTTGTGGCATATTATTTACCTCGTTTGCGTGATTCTAAAACTTTTTCCCATAAATCGTTATCTGCTTTTCTTGCACCGCCTTTACCTGATGCAAAAGACCTTGCCCTAGCTAAACCCCAAGACGTAGGAGTCTGACCGGGTCGAGAGCCACTGGAAAAGTAAGCCCCCTGCCCTCGCTTCATTACTTTTTTGAGTATAGACAGCGGGACATTGTATTGCTCAGAAAACTTCTGCAGTGTTTTATCACTTCCTTTTGGCACTTTTAGCCCTCTGTTTTGCTATACGATTCATCTCTTCTTTAGTCAACTTCCCCGACTTATATTTTGCCGCAGTAGATTTAATTTCTTTTTCGGTTTTTTTCTTGTTTTTACTGCCTTTAACGTACTTTTTAGGCACACCGCCCTTGGTTTTGGCAACTTTAGCCATTATTCGCCTCCAAAATCAGTGTTCATAACAATAATTGTCGTAGTCGCCCATTGTAACACGCCTACCGCATCAGTAGCAGTAATAGCACCTTGCTCTGCGTATTTCTGCACCAAAGACATTACTTCTTCGTAAAGGTCGTCAGATGCATCATCCCGGTAAGTAAAGTCCTTATGTCCTGTAATATCTTTAATTTCAGCCATTATACGCGCTCCGTTGATCGCCTTACCTCGCCTTTATCTTTATCAAGCACAAGTAAGCACATTGATTGTCCAGATACATAGCCAGAGCTATCGTGCCAAGCATCTGACGGTGGTAAACCTGCGAACGATTCTGTTACTGTCTGACCGTAAGTTTCCTGACTAATCTGCTTACTATGGATATGGCCGTGCCAGCAGTATCGATGGGTGCTTGCCCCCCACACTTCAGGGTATCTCGCAGCAAAATATTCAGCCATTTTACCGTGCTTTATCGTATCACCGTGAGTGACCATAAAAGACGTTTTACCGTGCTGATATACCCAGCATACCGCAGGTGACATTTCGATTGTAACCCTTTTATTATTACGCCAGTAGGCTTGTTGCTGGGCTTTCAAGGCCATAGAGGTTATCGCATCGTGATTCCCACGACAGTGACGCACCACAACCTTGTTAAATCGCTTCAGAGACTCTTCTACAATAAAGGACATAACTTCAAGCCCTATCAGGAAAACGTGCTCTAAACGCCCGTCAGTGTCCAGAGGAGTGCCTTTAGTGGTTGTTCCTGTGTAAGTGTCTGCGTGATAGTAGTCACCCAGTTGATTTATAACGATTGTGTCGCAACTAGGCACATTATTCATCAATCTCAGGAATACATCTTTATGCCTCTGGGCGGCTATTTTACAGTCATAGTTTTCGCCCGATATGTCATCGTGAGCCAGCATACCAAAGTGAGCATCACCAATATTGACTACAGCTAATTCTTGATTTTTAAGCTTTTTCTTGGGTTTAGGTATTTTAGGAGATTTTTTTTCGTGGCTGGATATGAATGTTTCTAATGCTGATTGTATTTGGTCTAGCTCATCTTGCTTCTTAAGACTACTTTTCACCCATTGTACTTTAACATTACCCTCATCATCGTACAAAGTAGAGACACCTTTAGCGACAAAGCCATCAGGAACAGGATTATGCATATCGTGATCAGGTGAGTAACCCTGCTTAGCCGCATTTTTCCTTACTCTAGCAAGTGCAAATTGGACATTTCTTACACCAATTCCTAGCTTGTCGGCTGCTTCTTTGTTGGTCTTGCTGTCAAGTCTTGCTAATAGTATTTCTTTTTGTCTTTCTGTCTCACAAAACTTTAAAAAATTCTGATCCATAGCTATTTACCATTTTTCACGGTCAGCCCAATACGCCGCAGACATCTTGCCTTTAGCTATATTTTTTGCGTGTCTTGCCTTAAAAGATTTACGTTTAGCTTTATCGGCAGCACTCTCACCCTTTCTAGGCGGCTTAGTATCTGCGCCCTGCTGGCCGAAACGGATTGTTTTAATTTTATCGCCTTCTTTAGCGACAACAACGTGTGATTTGGTTGGATGGTTAGGGGTTTTTTTAGGCTTGTTATATCCCTTAACACCAACCTTATCTAGCCGTGGGTCTTTAGCCATTCTTTTTTACCTTCTCTTTACTTTGTGGTGCTGGCTTTTTAATCAGATTAGCCCAAGCAACTTTTATAGAGCTAACAAATGAAGTAACCCTTGCAGAAAGTATAGCCTTGTATTTTAAAAAAACACCTTTTATTTCATCAATAAAACTTTGCATAATTTACCCCAGTGGTGATGAAGCTGCGTCTAAGCCCTTCCAAAGGTCATCGACTTCTGCTTTGAATTTACCTACCTGCGCCTCAAAAGATTTAATGGCATCTGCCATCGCCTTGTATTCATTTCTAACCTCAATCCAATCTTTTTCCATCGCATTGACTTTAGCTGTAGATTCTGAGGCATTTGACAAGACTTCAGCTTGTCGCTCTTTTATACTAAGGAGTAGTGTGTCAAGTTCAGCGAGCTTGCCTTGCAAATGCCCTAAATCATTATCCTCTATTTTAGTCCGAATACTAGCTAATTCCAATTCTATTGGCTCTATATTAGGTATAGACTCGATAGTATCGTTTAAAGTTTGCTCAATATTATCAATTCTTGACACAAATTCACTTGCCGCCCATATACCGCCACCGATAGTTGTTGCGAAGCTAAACAAGATAGCTATATAGACACCCTTAAATTTAGTGCCGCCTACATCTAATTCTATATCTTCAATACCCATTACAAACCACCTAAGTTACCGTTTTGGTTGTTGTAATTAGTGGTTGGGTTTTCGTTTGTAACATTAATAACATCTTCCATTAACTGTACGGGATCATACAGTTTAGCATTTATTTGATAACCTGACCCCATAGATGCCACTGTTTCTCCTGAACTGTAGTTGTAAGCTGAATACATTTGATTAATGCTAACGGGAGGGGTGTCACCGTAAAAGCCGTCATAGACCTCTGTGGTGGCTTGTGTCCACCCTATATTGTCTGCGTTGTTAAAAAATACACCTTGGAGAACAGTATCAGTCGCATTATCCCAAGTAATCGTCATTTGGTCAGTCCAAGCGTCATAGGCAACTGTAGAATTAGTTATATTGCTTAGCGTAGCAATCCCATCATAATTTATCATTGCAAGGGTTGAGCTATCTTGGCTTGCCCATAGGCTCGCAGTAGCCGCTTGTGCTTTATCCTCAATAACATCAAGTGATTGGTTAAATGTTTGTACTGTTGATTGGTCAATCTGCACATCATTCGCACGAATGTAATTCTGTAACTGAATGCGGTCTTCATCAGTCTGAGCAGTAATAGCCTCTGTATATATTGCCTCTGCCTTTGAAATCTCTGTTGCCGCACCTGCAAACATCTCAATAGCCGCTTCCATTTGATCCATATTTTCTTCATAAGAATCTACCAATAAGTGTTCCGCTGAATAGTAATTAGCGTTGGCTGTATCTAGGATGGATTGATTGTAGTATGCGACCTCTAAAAGGTCTATTTTGTGTGAATCTGTGCGTCCTGCAACCGGGACTACAAGTCCTTCAACTGACCCGGCAGATTGAGGAACGCCCATAGACATCTCTACTACGCTGGCCTGTGCATCGCTAACTTGAGTGTTTATGTATGCAGCAGTATTGACGAGCTCTTGTATTTCAACGAACTCACCAATTGGCCGTAAAGGATTTATATTAGGGTCAATAAGACTGCCAAAAGAAATAGCTTGAGGATAGTAGACACCAGTATCACCACTCAGTTGTGCGGAAACGCTCAGAAACAGACTTAGCATCGCCATTCTCTTTATGTTCACCATTTGTACCTCCATTGATGCCTAGCGCGACATCAAAATATTCCTTGTTTTCCTTATATCCCCGGACAAATAATCCGGGTTTACGCTTCATCATTAGGTAAGCATTCTTACCTGCTACTACTTTACCTCCTACTATGAGCGGGCAAGGCGTGCCGCTTTCAAACATACTCAACCAGTTATCATCGTGCTGGCACATTCTGGTAATTGCCGCTATTTTCATATTCAACGTAAATAGCATTTGAGCATCTTTACGCCTGTTGCAATCCTCATCTTCAACATATTTACCAGAGCTTATACCAATCTGCAAGGTGGATACACCCCCACTGGTAGACTTTAAGCAGCTATCATTACCGCCACTCATCAGGCTTGGAGCAACTGCTGAGGCTACTGGTATCTCACTAGCACTACCAGCACCGTTGTACTGATTGGTGTTAGTGGTAGTTTCATTGTTACTGTCAACTGTAGCACCCTGTTGATTAGTATTTAAGTCGCCAGATTGAGTCGAGCTGTTACCACTATCCGTATCTTGGCTATGAGATAAACTGGGCAAGAGTGAAAGAAGCACCGACAGTAATAGTAATAATAATCCCGTACAACCCCCAGATGGACTTTTGCAAGAAGTCAAACTTTTCTTTTCCATCATCTAAGCGTTCCTTGATGTTTTCTAACTTAACAGTGCAAATTTCTTCGTGCTGCTCTAATCTTGCTAGTAATTCTTTAATAGTCATTAGTTAAACCTTGCTGTTTTTATAACGCCTGTATTTTCTCCAACAGTAATTTCTTCTGCTGTCATTGTTGCATTGCTTCTTTTAGCATCTCTATCTTGAATAAAAGTTTCATAATTTCCTAATGGCGAATTATTTATAGCAGATGAATTTAACTCATTTAAACCCTCTGAGCGAATGAAAGTAGCAAAACTATCGCTCCAATCTTGATTGTAAATGTAAGATTTACTGCCATTGGTATCTCTGCCAAATAAAGCAAACTGCCAAGATAATTTTGCATCTGTCTTTTTTCCAATATACATAGCAAGCAAATACCCATCTTCTCTGTTTAAGCAGAAATAATTTGACCGAGAAAATATCAACTTGAGAAACTCTGTCGATGACTCCTCGGTGCTTCCATCAAAGGTTGATAAAATAGAAGTCATACTATCCGCAACAAGTCTATTGTATTCTTCTTCAGTCCAATCTTTGCTATTTTCAAATGTATAAGCCATTAGTAATCCCAAAACTCAACAGTTACTTCGTCATTCAATGCCCATCTTAATCTATCAGTAGCACTGTTGTTTGCGCCAACTACCGCTGGAATATTAAACGTCATACGGTAACTGTCAGTAGAGCTTGCGCCATTAGTACCTTGAGCAACTGCATCTCCATACTGGCCTAATGCGGTTACAAAAAATCCAAAATCCGAGGGTAAAAGCTCTGCAACAGGCACGCCATTAGTAGCGGTATGATTTACAAGTTTCACTCGATTCCAATAATTATCTTTAATGTCTTGCTCACTATCCCCAGAAGGCGGCTCACCTTGTCCCTTATATAAAAGGTCAATGTGTATTTGGTTTGATGTAGGTCCAAACCCAGATGCAAAAAAAGAATCGTAAATTCCAGTTGCAATTGGTGTTGAAGTACTACTTCCTGTGCCTGTGCCATCGTCTACTATATCAACTGTAAGGCCGTTTTTTAATCTCCAGCCACCTGATAAAGTATTAATCTTGTCATCTAATACATAATTATATGCAGTGCTTCTAGTGAGTGAAAATCCTGCATAAGTGTTATAGCTAAAAAAACCAGTATCACAGGTAAAACTAACCCTAGCAATCAAACCTGAATCTGCAACAGCACCAGAACTCATATCACACCAGAACCAAATATAATGATTTCATTGTCAGCAGCAACCGTTAGCTCGGCAACACCGCCAGCAGACAAAGTAATTGTATTAGCCGCAGTTGCAACCGTAGAGCCGTTTAATTTTTTAAATTGGCTTGTGCCGCTTGTAACTCTATCAAAAGTTAGTGTATCTGTTCCTGCATTTACAACAACCCAAGTATCGCCTAGATTGCTAGATGCTGTGACATTAGGGAATTTAAAAGTTTGTGCGCCACCAGTATGCACATACTTCTTGCTAATGTTAGAAGTCATATCGCTAATAGCGGCTGAACCTACAACAGTAGTTTGTGCAACAAATCCAACATCAGAAAATTTAGCTAACCTATGACCGCCTTTAGTAGAGTTATCGTGTACCCTAACAGTGTCATTAGTGGTATCAACTGTTATCTCACCCTCAAGCCCAGTAAACCCAGCACCGTCATCGTGTTGTGTTGCTGTGCCGCGTCTTTGTTGTACTGCTGTAGCCATAAATCACCTAATCAATTGAATCTGCCGCATTTGCACCACCGATGATGTCACCCATCTGGCCACCAGCAGTATCGACTTCGTAAATAAAACTTAATCTTGCGCTGTTTTGAGATATTCCTAAAGAGCCTTGCGCCTTTGCTCCATCAGTGCCTCCTCCGTAATCGCTAGTTATATCTAATTTAACATAAACTTTATCGCCAGCATTCAAAGTAACATCAGTGCCAGTGTTTTCTTTTGTACCAACTCCTACCTGTGTAACAGTTGTAGCTAAAGCAGTGTCAGAGCCACCATCTACATACTTATAAAGGTAGGCTTTTGACTGACCAAAAGAATTATAGCCTCTAACTTTAGCTATCGGTCTATAAGTGCCTGTTTGTGCAACTATCCAATAATTGCTTGTAGGGTCAGAGCTTGAGCTTGTCGCATTGACAGTCTCTAAAACATATTGCGCCCCACAATCTATAGCTCCAGCAGTAATACTCATAATTATAAACTCGATGTGCTACTTATATCTCTGCCGCCAATTCTATTATAAAACGCGGCTGTCTCAACAGATGTACCAATCAAGCCAACTGCTGTCGCATTATTACCACCTAGATTGCTAATTGAATTCATTTTAACCGTAATGACATCTCCAGCCTGTAAAGTAACATCACTAATTTCAGCAGACATAGTTACTGCTGTTGTAGATGAAACATTTGTGCCATTTTCAATAGAAACACCATTTTTCAAAATATCGCATCTGCAAGTCCCAAAGCCATTAGTTTTTTGAATCAAACCTTTTAG